ACGTTCGTGACGGCGAAGCTCAGATCGTTCGTGTTCTTCGATTTGACGTCGCCGCCGATGGCGATTGGCGCGATGGTGACGTTGAAGGTCCACTGGATCTTGCCGTTCTTGTTCGGTACGAACTGGGCCGGCAGTGTTTCGCCTTTGTGGTCGAAGAGCCAGACGGCCAGACCGTCCTCGCTGAAGTCGTCGCCTATGGTGCCCTCGAACGTCCATGTGGTCGTGGTGTTCGTTTCCTCTGATCCGTCGAGGTAGGTGGTCGGGTCGTCGCTACTGTTCGACGGGTTCAATTGCGCCTTGGTCAGGTCGGCGCTGAAGTCCCTGCCGTTTGCGGTGTCGGTGATTTTGAAGATGCCCGGTCCGAGCGTGCGGATCTTTCCAGCCATGATTGTTCCTTCCTATTCTGTTTCTTCGATTTCCAAAGCGTTCAATGTGACCTGGTAGGCCGCGAGCGTGCCGGCGCCGGCCAGGTTCCAGCTTGCCGGTGTGGCCTTCTGAAGGTTCAGGCCCTTGTCGGCGAGCCGGTCGAGCGCTGTGAGGATGTCATCGACTGCGGATGGCTGCGTGGCCGGCGTGCCGGCGATGACGTCCAACGTCCAGACCGGTTCTGGCGGGCCCCATGATGGCCATTCCACGGTTGGCGGTTCGATGAACACCGCGACTTTGCCGGCCGCCGGGCGGATCAGTTGGGCGTCGATGCTGACGCTGCTGACCAGTCCATCGAGCATGTCGGTGAGCGTGTTCATCAGCGCGGCGCGTTGTTCCTGGATGTTCATGCGATCACCATGCCCCCGGTGAGCACGCCGGCGGCGCGGAGTTTCGGCCAGACCGAGCGGAGCGGGTCGGTGGAGATTCTGAATGGTTCCACGGTCGAGTCGCCCACGTCCATGACGCCGAGCCGGGCGTCGCGCATGTTGAACAGGTCGGCCGCGCAGGAGACGATGCAGTCGGCCAGCAGATCGTCGTCCACGGTGGCGGTGCCGACCGCGTGCGCGACGTATCGCTTCGCCGCCGCGAGTTTGACCGTGAGCCGGTCGTCCTCGCCGGCCGGGACACCCACCTCGTCGCGGAGTCGTTGCAGCAGGGTGTTGTCATCGATCATCATGCCGTGGCGAACTTCACCGGAATCAGGCCGTCGGCATAGGTCGTGGCCACGGCCATGTATCCGTAGACGCTGTAGGAGTTTGTCAGGCCGGTCACGTCCCCGTCCGTCAGCTGCGCGGGGCCGCCGGACTCCCACACGGTCACGGAGGAGGGGTCGATGAAGCTGGCCAGTCCGGCATCGGCGTTCGGCAGCAGCACGACAGGGACGCGCATGAACGTGCCGGCCACGCCGGTCAGGTCGAAACTTCCGATGGTGTCCGACCCGTCGCCGCTGAGGTTGAAGAACCGGTCACCGGTATCCTTGAGTTTCACCAGTGCCTTGAGCACGTCCTTGGAGACCGCGAGGCGTGTCAGCGACACGTTGCGGTCGTCGGCCAGTTCGGACGCGTCGATGATGAGTGACACCCAATCGTCGATGGTCATGTTGGCCAACTGTGGCGCGTCGATCTTGTTGGCGTCAGAGGATGCGTCGCGCTGCGCCTTGATCTCCGCGTACAGATGGTCGCGCACTGCCTTCTCGGTGGCCTTCGCGTAGGCGTTCTGCAATGCGGTGATCGCGGTGTTGAGCATCGGCGTGGTGCTGCGTTCGATGGTCTGGCGGCTCAAAGAAGTGTAGCCGCCGTAGGTGTTGATGTCGGCGGTCTTGGTGCCGAAGGTGACTTTTCCGAAGGAAAGCTCTGAGCCTTCCGTCTCCTGTTTGCCGACGGCTGTGGTGTCGGAGGTCACGACATGGTATTCCATGCTCATGCCGGTCGCCGGGAGCGTGTCATGGGTCAGGAGCTGGGAGACCTTGCGGCGGTCCTCGATCAGTTTGAGGTCGTCGGCGATCCAGGTGGCGGTGTTGCCGGTGTCCTTGGTGGAAATCAGGTCGCGGCATTCCTTCATCACGGTCATGGCCTGTTCGTCGCCTCGCGCGAGGGCCTGCATGTATTCGCCGTGGCTCCGGTACGCCGCGCCGATGGCAGCCGGTGCCGGTTTCGCGCCCATCTTGCTGATCTCGGCCTTGATGCCGCGCTGTTCCTCCTGCATGGACTGGATCAGGTCCATCAGTTCGTTGTTGTTCTCCATGGTTTCCTTCCTTTGTTCCACGGCTGGTGCCGCTGATTTGGTCATTTTCGCGTTCTGGTAGGCCGGCCAGCTCACGATGCTGGTCTCAAGCAGACGGACCTTGCGGCGGTGGGTGATGCCGTCGCGGTCCTTCTGCGATTCGAGAGGAATGAATCCGACCGAGAAGCTGTCGAGCACGCCGTCACGTATCAGGGTCATGGCATCGCGGCCGCGTGCCGTGTCGCTGATCCGCGCGGTGATGTGCAGTCCGTCGTCCGTGCTTTCCGCTTTGGTGATGCGGCCGATGGTCTCGCCGTGCTCGAAGCACAGTTTCGCCTCGTCAAGTCCATCGAACTCGCATTCTCGGTCGAAGGTCTCCGCGCCGTCCCACGTGTCGATGATGTCGCCGAACGGCACGGCGACGCCCTCCACCGTCGATGAGCCGGCGTCGTCCGTGGAGCGGAGCTTCAGGCCCTTCCAGGCGATTTCGCGTTTCTCGATGTTCATTGGTCTTCTTCCTTTCCGAGCGCCGGCAGCCCTTCCTTGCGTCTCACGTCATCGACGGTGAGGAAACCGGCCTCGATGGCTGTCTTGTAGGCCGTGTAGCGGTCGCTCATGTTCGCACGTTGGGAGCTGTCCCAGTCGAACTTCGCGGTCCGGCCGCGCGGCAGCAGACGGTTGAAGATCTCCTCGATCTCGCCGGTGTAGGCGGCCAGCGTGTAGTCGGCGAACTCTATCCACGACTGTTCGATGTTGCTGTAGGTGAGGTTCGAGCCATCGACGGCGGCGAGCATGATGCTTGCCGGGATGCCGAGCAGACGGGCGATCTGCGTGGTATCGAACTTTTGAGTCTCAAGAAACTGCAAGTCTGCTGGCTTAAGTGAGAGCGGCACGTATTCCAGGTTCTTGCCGACTACCTTGATGTCGCCGGCCTCGCCCGACGCCTTCCATGATGCCTTTGCCTGCTGCGCGGCTTCCTGTGTGATGTTCTCTGATGTGCGCAGATAGCCCTTGAGGTTCGAGCCGTCCGTGAAGAACTTCGCCTTGTAGTCGCGCGCGAGCTGCGCGGCCTCGATCTCCTCGCGTGCCGCCGAGATGGGGCCGAGTCCGCGCAGTCGGCCGGGCACGTTGAGGAACTTGCTGTGCACGACGTCATCGGCGGTGTAGACATGGCCGAGATAGGAGAACCGCAGGTCGGGGCGTGCCGGGTCGTCGCTTTCGTCGGTGACGGTCACGTATTGCGGCGGCAGCATCTCGCAGGTGACGATCTCGCCTTTCCAATCGCGCACGATGCGCGTGAAGGCGTTGCCGTCGAGCACGAGAGAGGCCACGATGTCGGCGATGAAATCACGGCGTGAACGGCTCACGTCCGGCTGCAACACCATGGGGCTCACGTCCGGCAGGTCACGGCCGCCGCGCTGCTCCACGATCGGCAGGCCGGTGATGGCGGTCTGAAGCACCTGCACGCCACGGAACACGGTTGAGAGTTGCAACGGTTCGGTGGCCGGCCCCCGTTTCGGCGGCTTGATGCCGTCCGGCATGTCCGTGCCGTCCGCGCCGCGCGTGAGTACGCGGCCTGCGAGCCTCATTCGTTTCCAAAGATTCATGACGCCGAGATTATGCGCGGCGGCACGTCATGGACAAAAAAACGGTGACATTCAGTGACAAACGGTGACATTCAGTGACAAACGGTGACACGTCAGAAGATTTGCAACGTGCCGTCAGATGGCAGGTGATGCGCTCCCCACGCCGCCAACATGCATGATTCAATCGGCGAGGTCAGCCCGGTGCTGCCACGCCGTGTGACGCGCCATGCGTCGCCGCTCCATGTCCTCGCGCAGCTGGCCGCGCTTGCGTCGAGCTCGGTATCGGCGGCATGGCGAATCAGCCGGTTCCGCAGACCGCTGACGAATGCCTGGCCGACTGCGAGGTAGTCGGATGATTGCATGGCGATCAGTTCGATCAGTGGGTCGCCGGCTTCGTCGGTCATGGATGCGAGCCGGTCGTGCAGGTCGGCGTTTGGTCCCTTGCAGTCCATGACCAGGGGAGCGTGGTAGGTGTCGCAGATTCTCGTGATCTCGGCGGGTGCCATGCCGGTGCCGTCCAGGACTTCGAGCAATTGCACGGTCACGGTGCCGTCCGTGTTGACGATCGCGGCGGAGACTGACGTGTTCGTGGCGTCCACGTCCACGGCGGCGGCTATCACCACGGGTCGGCCGTCGATCCGATCCGGTGTGACCGGCGTGGCCAACGTGGATTGCCACAGCTGGTCGGGGATGATGCGTTCGGCCACGCCGGTGTCGCGCCGGTTGCCGAAGGCGCGCGCCCAGCCGGCCTCGTTGCCGGCGAACTGTTCGCGGAAGTCGCGCAATTGGCGGATGTCCCAGAGCAGGCCGGCGGCGGGATGCCATTTCAGGATCGTCTGGAAGTCCTCGGGGTCGGCGTCGTCGGGGATACCGAAATCGAACCAGCATGTGCGTGTGGGCACGTTTCCGGCACGGAAGGAGTCGAGCAGGCCGTTGAGGAACGTGGAATCTGCGGTGCCTTCGGTCGAGGTTATCCAGATCTGGGGCTGGACGCCAGTGAAGTGCAGTCTCGTGTTCATGGTCGGGGCCATGCCGTCGAGGATCAGCTTGCCGGTCTCGTCGTCCAAGCTGAATGCCTCGTCGATTGTGAACTTGTCCATCTGCGTGCCATGGCCGGCCACCTTGGTCACGGCCAATGGGCAGATGAAGCTGCCGTTCCGGAAACGTTGTTCCATTCCGCCGTTCGAGAGTCGAGGACGGAGCGCGAACGGGGCAAGCGCAGATTTCGAGAGCTGCTGCACGAAGTCCTTGAAATGCTTCTCGGCGTCCTTGCCGGTCTGCGCGAGGTAATAGATCTTCCGGTCTGGGCCGAGCAGAGCGTTGCGCGTGTCCTCGGTATCGATCAGCGTGCTCTTGCCGCACTGGCGCGGCGTGGAAAGCACCACACGGTCGTAATAGTACGTTCCGGTGGCCGGGTCGATCTCGCCGGCCACGTCGGCCACGTAGCGTTGCCATGGCAGCAGCGGTTTGCCGAGCATCCCGGCCGTCCTTGACACGATCTCGCCATCGGTCGGCCGCGTTTCGTCGCGTTTCGTGCCGCCGCGCATGAGCATGTTCACAGTCCGGCCTTCGCGTCGGAGATGAAGTCGGTCAGCGTCGGGTCGAGCTGCGGCTGTTCCGGATACATCGCCTTGAGTTCCTGGAACCATGTGAGCAGTGATGTCATGTTGCGGCTGATCTCGCGTCCCTTGCTGTTCTGGATGTCGATGTTCCTGGCTATCGAGAGCATCGACTTGCAGATGTAGGTAGCCTCGGGCGTCAACGTCTTGCCGTCCACGAAGCTTTTGATGAGATTCATGGTCGCCTGCTCCTGAAGGCCGCTGATGCCGTAGGGATGCGTGTATTCCTCGAAACCTTCCAATATTCCTTGATTCATGATGTGTTTTCCTTGGTTTTCCAACGTTTTCATGCTTTTTTGCATGGTTCTGGGGGAGAAAAGACTTGGCGCGGGGTCTTCGGGCCGGCGGCCGTTTAAAAAAGCGGCTCACCATCTCGGCCGGTCGGCCGGTCCGTCGTGGCGAAGGCCCAGAGCGGTCAGCCGCTGCCGTCTCGCGGCCATGCGGGCGTCCACCGCCTGCTGCGTGAGATGCAGCGAGTACCACTGCTGCGCGGCCCGGTATTCCTGCGGCGTAAGGTCATTGGCGAACGTCGCATCGGCCGGGGTCTCGATGACATGCACATCGTAATCCAGGGCTATCCATTCGGACAGCATGTCTGGATGGCGTCGTGAGCGTGGCAGCGTGCGCACAAGCCACACGTCCAACGGCTCCGAGCTCTTGGCCAGTGTGCGGGCCGCGCCGTCCCATGCCATCGCGGCGGCGAGACGGAGCCCGTCGCTCGCTCTGGATTGCGTCGGGCACAGGTCGCGCAGCAGGCTATCGAAGCTCACCACGATGCTGTCACGGCGCAGCATCGGCTGCATGGCCATGCCGAAGTCCGCGCGTGGAGGTCCGATGACCGCGTGCAGGGTCGCGCCGTAACCGGACAGCACACGGTCCTGGCGCATCGCGTTGCAGTGCTTACACGCGCGGCGCAGGTTCGCCACGGTGTCCTGGCCTCCGTGGCTGAACGGGATGATGTGGTCGTCCTCGGTCGCGGTGACGGAGCAGCCCGGCATGCCGAGCCAGCACCGGTTGCCGTATGTGGCGATGACCTTCGCTCTGATGCGTGGATCTACGGTCTGTCTTCTCATGCTTTGCCTTTCTCTCGTTGTGTGAGTATCCAACAGTTCACGTCCTGTTCGGCGTACATGATCGAGTTGCCGATGCGGATTGGCGGCGGTCCGATGATCGGGATGGACTGCCGCCAGCGGATCAGCGTGCGTTTGCTGACGTTCAGTCTGGTTGCGGCCTCGGTGGTGGTCAGCATGCTGATGCGGGTCATGCCCTGGCCTTGTCCCTGAGCAGCAGCGCGATCTGTTCGAGCTTCGCGGCGACAATCGGCCAGTCGGCCTTCGAGATGTCCGACCAGACCATGCGCGGCCCGTCCGGGCTGATGATGTTCTGTCCGATTTCCACGTCGCCGGGCTGTGGCCGGTCGTGGTCCTCGACGTCGAGCGATATGCGGATCTGCGGTTTCAAAACAGCTGCTCCTCTTTATACGTAGTGGTGTGTGGTTTCGGTTGCGGCTTATATGGCGTGTATCTGGTGGCCCATTTGCGGAAACTGCGGCAGTCGATGCGCCACGCGCCGGCCTTGTACGCCGGCAGGCCGTCATCGCACAGACTGAGCAGGGTCGGCACGTTCGGTTCACCGAGCGCCCGGCAGACCTGGAACAGTTCGATGTCGGCGCGCCGGTTGTTCGCCGCGATCCGGTCCACCGCGTCGGCGAAGCCCTGCATGAGCATCCTGCGCGATTCCTCCGGATAGTGCAGCACCTCGTGCAACGACGGCTTAATCCTCGATGACATAAGCCCACATCCCGCACCATCTGGCCAACGTCATCAGCAGCGAAGAGGAATCGTACATCTTGCCGGCGGTGGGAGAGCGGTAGACGGGACTCGGCACGCCCTTGGAACCATAGGCCAGCCTCAACGCCGCCTGCAGCTGGTTGTCGTCCAATCCGGTCACTTGCATCAACGACTGCCTGGAAGTGTTGGCCTTACTCCTGACGTTCGAGTCAATCATCGGGAGTGCCATCCTCATCTGCGTCCTGAGTTTGTCGGGGAATGTTGCCTTGCTCAATCTCAATCCTTTCTGTAGCTTTCGGTTGGTGAGCGCTTGAGAGGTCAAGACCTAGAATCTGCTGATGAAAATGCTCGGCCGAGATTTTCGGCCGAGCCGGGCAACAGATTCCAAGGGTCCTGCAGAACGTTTCGGTCGGAGCCGCGCCGTCGATAACAAGAGCGGCCGAAGCCGCCGGGAATGGTCCCAAGTCAGTCCACGGCCGAAGCCGTCAATGGTCGCCCGATTCCGCCTTTACCGACGGACTGAGATGGTCGGGAGCTGAATTTCGTCTCGCAAATGGCGCGGCAGCCACGCGCCTGGCGTTGCCGGTCGCTAACCCGGCTCAGCGGTGGCAGGGGTACGCCATACGCCCCATATGCCGTTCGGTTTTGTCAGTCGTCGTCGGTGAGGAAATCACCAAGACGGACGACCGCGAGCACCAGCCCCAACATGAACAGCACGAAGGGGCTTAACAGAATCAGAAGAACGGTCTGGATGAAACGTTTCACTGCTCGAAGCATCGCGCGATCTGCTTTTCCAGATCCTCGAGCTCGACGCCGTTGAACGGGACGCGCACCGTCATGCCGTCCTCCGTCTCAACGATCAGCTCGAAGAAGCAATGCCGTTTGCCGTCCACTCGCTTGACTGTGACACTCATTGCTGGGCTCCTTCCCATTCACGGCGGGCACGCCTCGCGTGCGTCATCGCCTTGTTGATCGCGCCCTTCATCCTTTGAAGGCCGCCCATGTCCAAGCCATCAAACCCGAACGTGCTTCCGGCCACCCTGATGCGGCACTTGAAGGCGTAGGGATTGCCGCCAGCGCATTCCGACGGGTCGATGTCCCGCACATGGAAGTAATTGCTAGTGCATTCCGGATTGAAAACGCTCATTTCACAGCTCCTTGATTCCTAGGTGGATGGTTAGGCTCCTTCCTTCGCCGCGATAGGCTTGTAATCGCACAAACCAAACCTCTCAACGAACGAAGGAAGGAAGAATATATGCACCTGAACTTCAGCGACATCATCGCCGTAATTTCGTTGGGTTGGACGGCCGCAACCTTCGGTAGAACGGTTCGACATAG